CTAAAGAAAAAACAACAGAAAGGGCAAGAAAACGCGCTTTAGGTTTAGACCCAAGGAGAGAGGCTTTAAAATGAAGATAGGTAATCAAGGCGATGGTGGCGGTAGACCGATGATTGAGTTTACGCCAGAGCAGATAACCCAGCTTGAAGCATTAGCGGCTGTACTTACTAAAGGCCAGGTCGCTGATTACTTCAGCATTTCCGAAACAACCCTGCGGGCTATTGAAGAAAGACAGCCCGAGGTTTCTGACGCTTATAAAAAGGGCAGGGTTAAACAGTGCGCTACTATGGGGGTGAACCTTATACAATTAGCCAAAGCGGGCAACGTGGCAGCCAATATTTTCTATCTTAAAACGCAAGCTGGCTGGAAAGAATCAGAGCCAGAGGCGCAGGATATACCCCCGATCAATATCATAGTAGATGGCAATGCAATTAAGTCTGCCTCAGAGTGAGATATTTTGTAGCCCTAGCAGGTTTAGGGTATGCGTAGCGGGTAGGCGATTCGGTAAGACGTTTCTATCTACTGGCGAACTGTTAAAGGCAGCGACCAGCGGCAAGGATAAGAACTGCTGGTATGTTGCCCCTACCTATGGCTCGGCCAAAGAGATCGCCTGGCTAATGCTTATCCACACTATCCCCCAGGAATACATATCTAAAACCAACGAAAGCGCATTGACTGTAAGATTGATTAACGGGTCAGTGATTAGCCTCAAGGGTGCGGAGAAGCCAAACAACCTAAGAGGCAGGGCGTTAGACTTTGTTGTGCTAGATGAATTTGCAGATATGCGGCCAGAGGCATGGTTTGAGGTAATACGGCCATCTCTATCTGATAGGCAAGGGTCAGCCCTGTTTATCGGTACACCTAAAGGCCGCAATCACTTTTATGACCTATGGGCAAAAGGCACTGATGGCGCAGATGATTGGGAGTCGTTCCAGTACACCACCATCGAGGGCGGCAATGTTCCTGCAACAGAAATAGAGCAAGCTAAACAGGATTTAGACGAGCGCACTTTTAATCAGGAATACTGCGCGGAGTTTGTTACTTACTCAGGATTGATTTATTACTCGTTTAGCCGCGAAGAGTCTGTGTTGGCGTTAGACGATGATAATGGTACACTCCATATTGGTATGGATTTTAACCTTGATCCCATGTCTGCCGTTATCTGTGTGCGTAAAGGCGGGACGCTGTATGCAGTTGACGAGATAGTCATGTATGGATCAAATACCGATGAGATGGTTGCGGAGATTATAGACCGCTACCCGACTCGGAATATTATTATCTATCCTGACCCAGCATCAAGACAGCGGAAAACATCTGCTGGCGGTCGCACTGATTTGTCGATCTTACAAAACGCAGGATTTAGCGTTAAGGCGAAGAAAACTCACGCATTAGTTAGGGATAGAATTAATGCTGTAAATAGTCGTTTACTGTCGAGTGATGGTGAACGGCATTTGTATATCAGCCCTAAATGCAAGCAGACCATTAAGTCGCTTGAACGGCAGACATACAAAGAAGGAACGAGCATACCAAATAAAGACGGGTTCGATCATATGAACGATGCCCTTGGCTACTTGGTAGAATACTTGTTCCCAGTTCGCACCGAATACGACACACCACAACCGACCAGGTGGACTTGATGAAAACAATCGAAACAACTCACCCCGAATACGACAATAACGAGTCGCGCTGGGAATTCTATTTACGCAGCTACATGGGTGGCGAAGATTACATAGATGGGGCGTATCTAACGCGCTACATCTCAGAGGATAAAGATGAGTACAACCGAAGGCTCGATCTAACCCCGATAGATAACCACTGCAAAAACATTGTCCACATTTACTCTAGTTTCCTGTGGCGAGTAGCACCGACTAGGTCGTTTAACTCAGCCGCTGGCAACGTAGCCCTAGAACCTTTTCTTAATGATGCTGATCTCGATGGGCGCAGCTTTAATGCGTTTATGCGACAGGCACAGGTCTGGTCTAGCGTTTACGGCCATGTGTGGCTGATGATGGACAAGCCTAAATCTACAGCAGGAACAAAGGCGGAAGAGTTGGAGCAAGACATTCGGCCTTATGTAACCATGTTCACCCCTGAGAATGTATTTGACTGGAAGTACGAAAGAACGGCCAGCGGCAGGTTTGAACTGGTGTACTTAAAGATCAGGGAAGCCATCGACCGCGTTACAGATACCCAGACTGATACCTGGTATCGCATCTGGACTAAAGACAGCGTTCAGCTATGGCATGCGGTAAATGAAAACGAGCGCATGGTTGAGCAAGAAGATAACGCACTAGGCAAGATTCCTGCTGTGTTCCTACCTGCCCAGCGTTCAGTTGTTCGCGGTATAGGCATATCAGATATTGCAGATGCGGCTTATATGCAGCGAGCGATCTATCAGGAACTATCTGAGATCGAACAATTAATCAGAATCAGTAACCACCCTACCCTAGTTAAGTCATTCCAGACTGATGCCAGTGCGGGAGCAGGTGCTATTATTAATATGCCTGATGATATGGATGCCAGCTTAAAGCCGTTCCAGTTACAGCCCAGCGGTCAGAACCTTGACGCTGTTCGCAACTCGATAAAGGATAAGGTCGAGGCGATTAATCGCATGAGCCATATGGGCGCTGTTCGCGGCACTGAGGCAATGACCCAATCAGGCGTAGCAATGCAAACAGAGTTTCAGATGCTGAATGCCAAGCTATCAGAGAAGGCCGACATACTAGAACTGGCAGAAGAGCAGCTATGGCAGTTGTTCTGTGAGTGGCAGGGCATCACCCCCGATATAGAGATATTCTACCCAGACGCATTCGACCTGCGTGATTACGACAAAGAACTACTGTTCCTACAGCAGATGCGATCTACTGGCGTTAAGTCAGTAACCCTAATGCAGGAGATAGATAAAAAGATCAGCGACCTAATCTTAGACGACGAGGCACTGGCTAAGTCGCACGTTGAGATTGAAAGCGGGTCACAGGTGCTAGGTCAGTTTGCAGAGCAGGATGTTGCTGAGTAATGCCAGCGGATACAGCCTATTCGGAAGTGCTGGAGAAGTTAGCCGATAGCCATCAAGAGAGGCTACAGGCGGCCCTGGTAACGCTAGAGGAAAGGGTTGCTGATCTTATGGCAACTGCGCCTCTACAGGATGGCAATCTGTTCGATTTGGAGTGGGCTATCTCTGCGCGTAACGAGATCAGGCTGGCGATTGACGAAACGTACCTGGCGACTGTTGACGCGATGATACGCGACTACAATGGTGTGGCAGGTGGTGCGGCTGCAATGTTAAAGACCTATGGCAGCTTCACAACGGCAAGCCCTGCGGTAATTAGCCAACTCCAGCGGTTATCATTTCAAGGGTTTGAGGTTATTGCTAACGAGTACCTTGATGTCATAGCGACTGAGGTTTACCAGAACACCCTTACAGGCAGGGCGTTTGCTGATTCGGTAAAGACTATTCGGCATTCGGTAAATGGCGTATACATCCAGTCTGATGACATAGAGGCGCAGCGGTTAGTTGATGTAGCAAGGACAGGCACAGCGGCAGAGAGCGCAGCAGCGGTAGAAAAACTGCATACTCTGTACGCTAGAGATAGAGTTGGTAACAACCTTAGACGCTACAGTACCCAGATGGCGCAAGATAGCTTAATGCAGTTTGATGCCTCCATTAATACCGCTATAGGTAAAGAGTCAGGCGCGACCAAGTGGAAGTATTACGGCACAACGATTAGAGATACTAGGCCATTTTGTAGGGAACACGTTAATCAGGTGTTTACCACTGAAGAGATAGAAGAGACATGGGCTGGTAGCTGGAAAGGTAAAGCATCTGGCGATCCGTTTATTGTAAGGGGCGGCTATAACTGTCGCCATCATTTCAGACCAGTGCTAGAGGACTAATCATGCCACAAGGTAAAGGTACATACGGAAGCAAGGTCGGCAGACCTAAAAAGAAGAAAAAGAAGAAGATGGTTAAAAAATAACCATTTATGATACACTACGGATTCACCAATACTCTTTAAGAGGCACGCGACATGAGCGACGAAATCATGGAAACACAAGCAGAGACTGAAACTGCGGCAGTAGAAAGTCAGGAAACTAAAACCTTTACTCAGGATGAACTTGACCGCATTGTTGCGGATAGAGTTGCAAGGGAGCAACGCAAGTTCGACAAGAAGCTGTCTGGCGTAGACATTGATGAAGCTAAGGAGCTGCTGGCACAAAAAGAAGCCGCAGAACTGGAGCGACAGAAAGAGCGCGGAGAGTTCGACAATATCCTGAAAAAGACTGTTGAAAAGAAAGATATGGAAATACAGAGTTATAAAAGCAAGTTGCAACAGACGCTAGTAGATGGAGCGATACTGGGCGCGGCTTCCAATAATAACGCTGTGAATCCGAATCAAGTTTCTCAGTTACTGAAAACCAATACTCGCCTGTCAGATGACGGCAATGTAGAGGTGCTAGACGATAACGGCACACCGCGCTACAATGACAGCGGTGATCTGCTATCAGTCAATGAGATGGTAGCTGAATTCTTGACAGTAAACCCGCATATGGTCAAAGCCTCCCAAGGTGGCACTGGCTCGATGGGTAACGCTGGTGGCTCGACACAGAAGCCTCAATCTGTGGCAGATATGGTTGCAAACTGGAATGATGGCGGCAAAGAAGCATTTGCTGCTATGAAAAAAGCGTAACCACCAAACCACAATTTTATTTTATTTAGAGGCAATTTATCATGGCTGCAACAACTTCAAGTACTCTCGACGACCTGTTCGTCAATATTATCGCTCAGGCTCGTTTCACTGCCGAAGAGCAATCCCTAATGATGGGTCTAGTGACTCAGTACAACATTGGCGCACAAGCTGGTAAAACCATTCAGGTTCCTAAGTACCCAGCCATCGCTGCTGCTGATTTGACTGAAGGCACTGCAATGACTTCAACCACTGTATCTACTTCTTCAGTTTCTGTAACTGTTGGCGAAGTAGGCGCACAGGTTCTGTTGACTGACCTGGCTGCTATGGGTGCTGGCAATCCTGCTGAAGAGTTAGGTACTGTTCTGGGTAACGCTATCGCTACCAAGATAGACACTGACCTGATCGCCCTGTTTGACGGGTTCTCTGGTTCTATCGGTACTGCTGGTGCAGAGATTACTGTAGCTGACCTGTTCAAGGCTGCTGCTACTCTCCGCGCTGCTAAGGTTACTGGCACTATCAATGCTGTTGTACATCCCTTCCAGGCGTACCAGTTGAAAGCTAACCTGACCAATACCTTTGCCAACCCGAATGGTGGCGACTTGCAGAACGAAGCAATGCGTAACGGCTATGTTGGTACTATCGCTGGTATCAATGTATACGAGTCAGCTAACGTGTCTATCGACGGCAACGACGATGCCAAAGGTGCGGTATTCGCCCCAGAAGCACTCGCCATTGCAATGAAGCGCGACTTCCAGATTGAGCCACAGCGTGATGCTGCTGCTCGTGCATTTGAACTCAACGCTACTGCCATTTATGGTGTTGCTGAGTTGGATGATGCGTTTGGTGTCGAGATTCTGTCTGACGCTGCACTGTAAGACTATGGATGCCCCTTCTTCGGGGGGGGCTATCTTTTGAGGTAACTATGGCAATAACGTATCGTGGCGAAAGGTTCGATGGCTATAACAAGCCAAAGCGCACTAGGAATCACCCAGAGAAGAGCCATGCAGTATTGGCTAAAGAGGGTGACAAGGTTCGCTTGATTCGATTCGGCCTTCAGGGGGCAGATAACAAGCCACCCCGCAAAAACGAAAGCGAAGCAGACAAGGCCAAGCGCAGAGCGTTTAAAGCTAGGTTTGCAAAAGACATAGCAAGAGGCCGCAAAGATAAAACAGCATCAGCGGCATATTGGGCAGATAAGGTGAAGTGGTAATGGCATTCTCTCAAGACTCAGATTTAGTTGATCTAATCCCTGACATCCTGTCGCTGGGCATAACATCATTCGCTGACGATCACGCAAAAGCGCAATCAGATATAGAGCGCGAGTTGCGGATTAAGTGGTGGCCTAAAAAGGGTCTAGCTGGCGAGATGGAGAATTCTAAACTTACTGATTCACAGTTTACCCGATGCTCTGCCTATCTAGTGTTAGCCAGGTACGCATTACCGCAACTGACTAACTGGGTCGAAGATGACCGATTCCAGAATATGATGGACTTTTACAAAGCCCGTTATGGTGAAGAGTTTGACGCTATCCTGAGAGATGGCGTTGAGTACGATGATGATGGCAATAGCACTATCGACGATGACGAAAAGCAATCTGTAAACTCTGGTCGGCTGATTAGATAATGCAGGTTAAGATAAACACCAACGCCAAAGAGATTGCCAAGCGACTCGGCAAGAAGGGCAAGGAGTTATCGGCAAGCGTTAAACAGGCTTTATTGATTACTGCCCAGCAAGGCGTGAATGTCATACAGGACAGGACTGCCAAGGGTGTAGGTTATAAGGGTGCGTTTGCATCATATACACCAGAATATACAGCATTTAGATCAGAGAAAGGCAGAGGCACAAAGCCTGATTTAAACTTTACTGGTCAGATGCTTGGCGCGATGACAGTTAGCGCAGATAGTAAAAAGGCTGAGATATTCTTTAGCCGAGCGACTGAATCGAAAAAGGCCGCAATGAATGATAAGAAGCGACCCTTCTTTGGCTTTAGCGATCAGGAAGAAAGGCAATTGGGCAAGATATTCTTTAAGGCGTTGAAATGAGTGTAAGAGAAAACATTGCCAATAATATCGTCACTACCCTGCAAGCGATTACATCGCCTGTAGCGGTTAAGTATGTGACGAGAGAGCCGTTTGCGTTTGACAAGCTATCTAACGCCCAGTATCCAGCAATCCTAGTTAGGAGCGCAGGAGAGAATCGGGAAG